AATGATGGAAAGCATAACACCACCTATCACAGTTAAAAGTGTCATCATTTCCATTTACGATAAGTATTTTTTTAAGTATCTTATTTCATCTAATGTTAGATCTCTGTATGTTTCTTCTAAGTAAATATCAGAATCATATTGACGAGTATTAGGATACATATCATCAGTAGCTGCCAAGTAAAGAGGAAAGCTAACTGAATTCTCACACAAGAAATTAACAGCTCTTGTATTCCAAAACTCACCTAAGTTCTTCATCTCTTCTCTAATGTATTTCATTTCTTCAATACTTGATACTTGAGCATCAGTAGCTGTTGGTCTTACAACACCTAAGTTTCTAATCCTAATTGCTAAATGAGGAAGTGCCATATAAACTGTCCAGTAAGCTAAACCTTTAGAACAGATATCAACTAATTGTCTTTCAATTGAAGAGTAAGTAACACCTGTATAAAGTTTATATTCTAAATCTAAGTAAAGTGGCGTTCCAAGAACATCTTGAATGTAAACATTTTGTGCCTCTTCAACGAAAGGATAAATTTCATTAATATCAACAGACTTTCCTAATGGCGTGTAGTCTTTGAGATATTGGTCGTCTATAAATAGTGCTGAAAATGTTGCTGCCATTATTTGTCGTTATTTTTATTTATTGATAAACTAACTTGAGGTTGAGATGCGTTCTCTGTATTTATCGGAACTAAACTTTCAATGTCAATTTTTGCCACACCGTTGTAAATAAGTATTTCTCTAAAGTGGTCTAATATCAATTTTCTTTCTGGTTGAATAACCATCTTATCAAATATTTCCCATGATTGTAAAAGTTCAGAAGAGAAACCTAACTTACCAGGTGTTTGTATACCAAGTAATTGTGGGTGAGCTCTATGTGCTGTTACAATTTGTTGAACGATTTGGTCTGCTACTTGAATCAACCTTTGGTCAATATTAGTTGCATCTAATGTATCAATATCTGGTGCTAACTCTTTACCATCAGAATATAATATGATAGCTTTACCAGCGTTCTTAGCACCACCGTGTTGAGCTCTGATTGCTTCAGCATTCATTCTTCTTTCATCTGGTGTAGGTTTCTTGTAAAACTTAAATACAATTGAAGGTGAGAAACCATTATTGATTGCTGCTAAGTTATATTCACCCATAAGTGCATCAGCCTTAATCCATCTTAGAGCTGAGTAGTAATTAGGTAGTGCATAATAATCCATGTTATTATCTTCATACTTGATAAACATTAGTTGTCTAACAGATTCACCGTTAGGATTCCAAGCATCTATTTTACGTGGTGGATATTGTCTTGTGTTAGACCAGTTATCAGAATAGTAATATTCTTTTACTTGACCAAACTCATCTCTTTTACCTGATGCAATTCTTGAAGCATCAATCCAGTTTACATCAGCAACACGAGTTCTATCCATTGAATAGATAACCTCGAAACAAGAATAACCAAATGTTTCTTGGTCTCTTGCAACTTGCCAGAATACTTTGTCTAATTTTCTCCAGAAAGGAATTAACTTCCAGTTATCAATTATAAACTGATTAGAGAGTTCTCTTGTGTCTCCGAATATAAATCCTCGACCAGCTATTAAAGATGTCTTAGATTCGATTATACTATCGTGTATTGCTGATGAGTTACGATACTCTAAGATATCGATTGGAAATTGATTGTTAGGTCCGAATAGAACCCAGTCAAATCCTTTTTGCTCTTTAGGCATAGGTAGTTCAATATTTCTCATATTGATTGTTTCCATAATAGATTGACCTAAATCAATCTTTGGTGTTTCAACTGGTTTACTTCTTATAAAGTCAAATAGTGCCATATTATCTTCGTAGGACTGGTGTGTTTTTAGCGGGTCTGTCTAAAGTAGTCCAAATCTTTGTTTCTTCTACAATCACTTTGCCCGTTTCGAGTGTTGTAGTATCTGCTTCAACTATATAAGACCACATTCCTGGCGACAAGTTCAACTTTGAGATAGATAGATTCTCTGGCGTTCCGACACTAATATTAAAACGTGACCATTTGTTAGTAGGTTGTAAGTCAGTTGGGTAAAACGTCTTTACGGTACCTGATATATCATTGGTAAACGTGAACTTAAAACTAGCCGTCGACCCATAAGGAATCGATTCTCTTAAACTCATCCAGATTGAAGATGTAACACCGGGTGTAAGATTTATCATCATATCGCAGATAATTATTTTATTTATATGTTGTTAAAACCTTTCATTGTTTTTTAGTTATAATATTTACTTTTATCGTTTTATTACAAACAAAAAAACCCAACCTCGTAATGAAGTTGGGTTTTTCTTTATGTAGAGTTTAAGAATTACGCTAGTAATGCTGCTACTATACCTGGAGCTACACCTGATGCTCTATCAGCCTCGAAACCTTTAAGAGTCAAGACGTAGTTAGAACCATCAGCTTTTGCAGTTCCTGAAGTTGAAGTAGATTCTGAAAGATATACTCCCTCAACCTGACCTGGATACCAGTAAAGTCCATTAGAATCTTTAATGATAACTGCCAAGTCTCTTTGAGTAAGAAGTGCTAAAGTATTTCTCTTAGCAACATCTCTTCTCGGAATTGTTACAGTGATTGTTTGCTCGAATAGAGCTGAACCAGCTTCTACAGATTTAACTAAATCTTCTGTGTAAGTTGCAGAATTTCTATTGAAATCGAACTCATAGAATTTTGATGCCGTAGCCAATGTGATAGCTGAAACAGTACCACCTGATGCTGTATAAGAATAGATATTATCGAAGTCTGTTAAGTACAACTTAGTAAGACCACCAATATTATTTTCACAATCTTTACCAATTCCACCTGAAAATGAAACACATGCCATATTGTTGTTATTTATTTTTTTGTCCTACTAAGGATTAAGCCATAATTGTACCACCAGAGTAAAGTACGATTTCGCTACCGTAAAGGTAATTAACACCGAATTTTAATGCTGTAGCAAATCTCTCAGTTCTTGCACCAGAGATGTTTCTTTGTGGTATGATGATAATTTCATCCCAATCTGAAGTTAAGTCAGTTAAGAAGAATACTTTATCAGAGTTGAAAGCTATCATTTGTTTAGCAGATAATCCTGAAGTAGGAATTAATCTGTAACCTAAATAGTTCAATTCTTTGTCACCTACTAAGAACAATCCACCTTGTGTAGCAGCTTGTGCTTGCTTGTAAGAGAAAGCGATTTCTTGAGATACGAATATCTTAAAGTTTGCCTCAGAACGAACCTCAGCAGGTACTGATTGTAAAACTCTGTTCAACTCACCAACTACGTTAGTAGAATTGATAGTAGAAGATGTAGCAGATACGTCGATAACCGCGCCGTCAGCTAATAATTGTTTTACCAAACCATCACAAAGTGAGTATGGGTATGAAGCAGTTGCTGTATCACCCTTGAACATAGTTAATTCTAAGTCAGAAGATACTTTTTCAGCAACGTAATTAACAACGAAGTCAGCGTATGATGTTGGCATCACTTCTTCATTATTAGAACCAGCTCTTAATTGAAGAGATAGATAGTTAGCCTCGAATGTAGTTGCACAATATTCAAGGTTTACTTTAAGGTCACAAACTTCCATAGTCTTTTGATTCAATGAACCTTCACCTGTAGCGGAGAAAGAACAATCATCAGCCTGAAGAATGTTACCCAAGTCAGAATAAGCTAATTTGATTTTACTCTTAACGTTAGGGATAAGAGCTAACTCATTTTTAGCAACACCTGTAGTAAGAACTTTTCTGAAGAATCCTTCAGCGTCTTTACCATAAAAAGTAGTATTGTCTGTTAAAGCCATTTTTTATAATTTATTTTTTGTAGTTTCTGTATATGTAGTGAAACTTGTTTTTTGTTTTTACTTAGTTCTTGCGAACTCTTTGATACGAGCTTCAACTGATGCGAACTTCTCGTCAATATTAGATTCTTGTTTTTTGATAGACTGAGTAGCAGGAGTTGTAGAGAATTTCTCATTAACTTCTTTCTTGAATTCAGACATCTCGCCATTCTTTTCATCTAAAGCTGTTTTTAATCTTGTGATTTCATCCATGATTTCAGCGAATCTGTTATCAATCATCATTGATACTTCTTCAGCTGTGATTGCTACCATTGCAGGATCTTCAGCCATTGTACTTGGTTCAGGTTTTCCGTCTACTACAGGTACACAGTTTGGTACTTCTTTACCATCAACTGTTTTCATACCTACTTGTTCGTAACCTTCGTAACAAGGTCCTTCAAGTAGAGTTGCAGCTTCTAAGTCTTCTTCGATAGCAGATACCTGAATTTCAACAACTTTACCATCTTTAGTCGTAACAACAGTTCCGTCTTCTAAGATATGGTCGTCATCTGGAGCAGCTTGAGTAAGAGCTTCATCAATGAATATAGCAGTACCCATACCGAAATCACCATCCCAATAAACAGTAACTCCGCTTTTTAGCTTAGCGTTACTTAATTTGATTTGTTTTTTCATTATTTGTTCTTTATTTTTTAGAGATAATTCCAAGTCAGCAAGGATCTCGACAGAGAATCCTTTAACTTCTTCGTTTTTAACTTTGTCTTTCCAAAACTCTGAATCCTTAATCTTCACACCACCGAACCATGTTCCGTCTGGTAAATCAAATCCTAAACCTTGAGATTTGTCTTGTTCACTCTCTATGAGCCAATTCTGTGCCACAAAAGCTTGAACCTTTTCATCAGTGTGCATAAAGTTTATGTTATTGTTGTTTAAGTCTTCGTTAAACTTTGTGG